ATGTCAGATACTTTCATATCATTCATGCTAGCAAAACGCCTACCTTCTTCCACAATGTTTTGTAGTAGTTGATACAAAGTTCCTGATGGTTCTTTGTATGGTAAGAAGGTTATGTTATCTCTAATAGCACCACCGGGAACATCAACATCTCTAAACTCTCCGGGCATTATAGGAGTATCATCGCCTTTGATTCTAAGACCTCTAGCCTTTAGACCACCCGGCAAGTTAGATAATGTTCCAGCATCTACAAGCTGTCTCAAGATTGATGTTGCTGATTTAGCTAAACCACCAACCATATGTATCAGACCAAAGCCATAGAAACCAAGACCCGGCAGGTATTGATAGTGAACAAAGTGCATACGCCTAAGTTTCTTTGGGTCATCCTGAAAATAATTTCTTCTGATACTTAATACTTGACCGCTAGGATAATCAATAGATACAACATAAGGCAAAGCTATCCCAGTTTGTTTGCCATCAGCCATATCTTCATAACCTTCTAAATCAAGGTCTACCTGCATTTCTAAAATAGTATGCCTATCATCGTAGTTATAAGTTCTGCTTTCGCCAGTCATTTCGTCATACTTCTTGCGAATATCAGACTGATTATCTGCTGGCTCAGGTATATCTATGTCTCGGTAGAATCCAGCTACTTGCATCTTACGAACTTCGTTAGATGATTTGTGCATCACATGAGTTGCACGCTGACAAGTTTCTAAATCGCTTGCACCATAATTAACTACAACATCTTCTGCTGGCACAAAGATAGAAGCAGGTCTTTCTAAGTTAGGGTCATAATAAACTTTTCTAAATGCAGAACCTGCCAAGGGTAAAGAAAATAACATCTTCTCTGTTTCAGTTCGGTACTCTGACATCTCATGTGTCAAAAGATAATTGAGATAATCTTGTACTCGACCAGCTTGTTTTGTTTTATCTTCTGTAATCTTACCAACAATCTTTGTTCTTACTGGTCCTTGTGCTGGAAACATCTCTGCAATAGATTGCGATTGAAACCTGATAACTGCTTCACTCAACATCGGATGGAATACACCACAAGCTCCCGCCCAAGGTGTAGTTCTTTCTTCAATCTTCAAACCTAGTTGGTCTAAACCTTTGACATAACTTTCTTCCCATTCAGAACGAGAGTCTTTGTCTGCTTGATACTGACTAATTAAATCACCACCTAATTCATTCAGGGTTGATTCATCCATATAGTCAGCAAGGTTTGAATCAAAGTCCTCAGCCATTATGTTTTGTTTATCAGGCTCAAAATCTATAATCATCCCTCCATCATCGGTAGCTATTGCTACCGAATCAGGATTATCTATGGAGATTGATAATTCTTCTTGCTCTGGCATTTCGTCTGTACCAGCTATGGGAGTTGCTGGATTATCTCTTTCTATTGCCACTTAGTACCTCAGTAATAGTCTGCGACTTTATTATGTTCTAATGGTTCTTCTTCCTCGTCACTATCCAAAGGAATAAAACCACCTTGTCTAAATCTTAACAGAGCTTGCGTGCTGCTATCAACTAAATCATCATGTTCCATATTAGGAAACCCTGCAAACTCTTCGACAACTTCTTCTGCCCAACGAGTCTCAGGACACCATACTACTCCTGATGAAAATAAATCTGATACAGCATTTACTCTCGAAATCTTATCGTTACCTCTGCTTGGCGTGTACTCTTGTACTGGTATTCCTGTAGCACGCAGTTCAAATATCAAAGGCATCCCTGCTGCTTTTGCCTCAACAATGAAAGCATCGGGTTTGAATTCTTTATACTTGTCCATAGCTTTAACCTTTAGCTCTGGAAACTCTAGCCTATCTTTATAGGCATCTAGCAATATCACATTGGGTGCTAGCATCCCTTCATCGTTTTCTTTATAGAACACTCCCCATGTAGTACAAGCAGAAAAGTCAGCACGCTGGTTCTTCATAAAGGCAGTATCCCAAGATTGTATTATAAACTCACAGTCTGGTGGATTTCTGCCTTCCCATGTTTTCCACCATTCCCTCTTAACCAAAGCACTCTCTTCTGCTGTAGGGTCTTGTTGATACTGTGCTTGCCATTTGCTATTAGGCAGTTCTGCTCTTAAAGCTTCTAATTCTGTGAGCGACCAAAACTCTTCCCACAATGGATTACCTGAAGGCATGATGGCTGGGAGTTCTATTACTTCCCATTGGTCTGCACCACCTCGCTTTATGCTAGCATCTATAACCTGACCAGTAAGGTCTCGCTGATGCCATCTTGTCATTACCACAACAATAGCACCATTCGGTTGCAAACGCTGTCTTGGTCCTGATGTATACCACTCGTAAGTTCTATTGAATACATTGACATCGCCACTCGCACCCTCTTGTTCTGAATGAGGGTCATCAATTATCAATAGGTCTGCACCTTTACCAGTAACCGCACCGCCTACACCTATCGCAAAGTATTCGCCACCTTTGTTGGTATTCCAACGACCAGCAGCTTTACTATCTGCTTGCAAACTGACATCAGGGAATATCCTTTTGTAGTCTTTGCTGTTCACAAGGTTTCTAACCTTCCTACCAAAACCCACCGCTAATTCTGCAGTATGGGCAGTCTGGATTATCTTCTTGTCAGGAGAACGCCCTAAGAACCACGCAGGGAGCAAATAAGAGGCGAACTCACTCTTGGTATGTCTAGGAGGCATATTGATAATTAAACGCTTTATCTCGCCTCTAGCGACCTTCTCGAAAGCCTCAGCCATTATCTCGTGATGTTTACCATGAATAAACGCTGACCACATCTCTTGTACGAAGTTTAGGTAGTTATCGTGGGATAACTCTCTCTGCTTCGCATCCTCGTATTCCTCAAGCAAATCCAATAGCTCTGCTTTCTGAGAATTACTAAGACTCCTTATTTGATTTAAAACATTTTGATTCATAGTAGGTACATACTAGATTAGTAGATACTAATTAAAAATTCTTTAGTGGGTATATAACTGAGTGGGTATATACTAAGTAGTAGGTATATCTACTGCTAGACTTTACCATATTATAGGGTCTTAACATCAAATGCAACATATAAATCAAAAAATATACTATGGGGGGGTGTAGGATTCCTACCCTGTTTCCACATTCGATTATATATATGGATTAAAAAACGCTATCATTTTGCAATACAATAGGGGGGGTACATGAAAGTGCAACATCAAATGTGTGAATCACTATGTATGTATGATATGCAAGTGCATCTGTCTGCAAGGGGGGGTGGCGGTCTACTAATTTTCTAACTTTCTAAAATCAAAGGGGGGGTGGTTAATTTTTAACCATCTGTTTTGGCTGGCTGGTTTGGGTGGTTAATCTTTAACCATTGGTTAATCTTTAACCAGTTGGGTCATTCGTGGTTTCTTCTAATAGAGCGATAATCTTCTCCTCTATATCAGATGCTATCTCTTCGCTATCTCTCGTCTCCTTTACCTCGACTGTGTCTGTGAATAATCCGATTGTCTTTCCTAGAAGTTCCAATGCCCTGACTCTGCTTGCATCACTATCCGCTTCCTTACTCTCATTCATTAGCCTCTCAAGAACGTACTCTCTCGTTCTGACTGAGGATGCTACTGAGGACTGCTCTACCTTCTGTATTGCTCTTTGTATGCTTAGTGCAATCTTAGGGTTAGCTAATAATTTGGATGACTCTGTCTCTGTCCATTTAGGAGGACTTCCATCCTTTTTCATCTTTACATCATATGCCTCACAGTAAGCGTCTTTATATGTATGCTTTCCTTTTATGATTAGGTCTACAAATTTTCTTTGCTTCGGTGTGAGGTCTGTTTGATTCGGAACGATTTTTAAATCAGGTTTTTTCATGGTGGTTAAATTTTAACCAGTTGGAGAAAATATTCCTAGTCACAGTTCCTCTGAAACTACTATCTTTTTGCTTACTAAATGCTTGCTTGCACATATGAGAGGTATATAATTAGCAGTATGAAGAACAGATTTGAACAGACACGAAACAAGCGACACGATTTGTCGCTCTCTCGTGGACAGAATATGGAGGTGCAAATAACAGACTGGTAAGAATTTTGATTTGTCCGCTTGCGGTAAACATCTAGAGAAGGTGGCAAGCGTGGAGTCTCTCCTTGGCTCTCTAACTCAGGAAGGAAAACTCGCAGACAGGCAGACGAGGGAAAAGAAGGACACCTCCGACCGACAGCGAAACAAGACTAGCACTTGTTAGCACGAAACAAGATGTCGCAAAATGTAAATGATGGTCACTAACGAGTGACGATTGGATAGACATAAAGTTCTGACCTATCCGACTCTGAGATGAGAATAAAAAAACATTTATGTAAAACAAATTCCTTAAAGAAAATTTTTTGTGAGGGATGGCTCTTTGCTATCCCTCGCAATATCTGTCGCAAGGTGTGTGCCTTGCCTGAAGAAGCGAAAGCAGAAACAGAAACTTTTAACTTTTAATTTTGCAGAGGTGCATTATGAAAAATTTCTATATCAGAAATATCAAGGGGAACAGAGATAGCAGAAAGCAATCTGTTCGTAAATTTAAAAACAGTTCTCAATACTGGGAAGCAACATCAAAGGAGGTGGTCTAGTGAATAGATACACAGAAGATGGAAAGCTTAGATGGATTAGGTCAAATTATCCTGACAAGTTTTATGACAAATTCTTTTTCGATGATGATGAAAGAATATTTCTTATCAGAGAAGGAGAGTCTTTCGAGGATGCGATGACTACTCACAGAAACTTGGGTCTCAATCTGAATGGCTACAAAACTGTAGCTGGTCTCAGAAGTGCCATCACAAGATTAGTGAATGGTGGTCACGATATTTGGGAGTGCTTTAGTTGTTTAGGTTGGAGTAGATACTTCGATGGGTGCAAGCAGACTTTCTACTACAAATTTACTGGCGAACAAAAAAATGTGAAGCTGGTTAAATTTCAAAACACAGCTATGACTTATGGAGGTCATAAGTGGTTTGAGCCTGATGTTGATACTGCGGTCTATCTGAACGAAAGTCTCTACCAAGGATAATTTTGAGGAGAGGGTTGAGCAATCAATCCTCTCTTTCAAAAAACTGTCAGCAAGTGTGTGCTTGCTCTGATGATGGAACAAAAGTTCCGAAACAGTTCTTTTAACTTTCACAAACTGCGGAGGTGCAAATGAGTGAAGAAAATAAAATGATGGAAGCCTCTCCATCTAAAGCGTTGAGGCTAATGAAAACTAACATTAAAGCTGGAAGAGTTCCTATGCTCTTAGGTGGTGTTGGTGTTGGTAAATCTGCAACAGTATCTCAGCTTGCTGAAGTGCTGGCTGGAGATAGAAAAGTGGTTGAGACAATTAGACCTAAGAAAGATGAATATGGATTCATCGATTTTAGAGCGAGTCTGTATGAGACCATTGAGTTGGGTGGTCTACCTTTCATTGAGAAGGGAGAACAGAAGAGAGCATTTCTCGGAAATCTTCCAGTAGCAAATGAGGGTCTACTTTTTATTGATGAGTTCGCACAAGCGACAGCAGATATGCAGAAGCTTCTCGGACAGTTGGTCAATGAGAAAAAGTTGGGCGAGTATCACTTGCCTGAAGGCTGGGATATTGTCATGGCTGGAAACAGAGCGAGTGATAGGTCAGGTGCTAACAAGTTGCTAGCACATATGTCTGACAGAGTCTCGGTCTATCACTTCAAACATGATGTGAACGACTGGCTCGTTTGGGGTTCTGAGAATGGTGTTCATCCATCAATCTTAGGGTTTATAAATTTCATGCCTAAGTTGTTATGGAAGTTCGATGCCAAGGACAGCAATCCTCAGCCATCTCCTAGGTCATGGACAAGGTTGTCTGACATCATGAAGGCTGAGACTGACAAAGACTTGATGCCTTTTCATGCTCAAGGAAATGTCGGTATCGAGGCTGGGTTAGAGTTTATGAATTTCATTACTCTGTCTCAGGATATTCCAAACCTTGCGGACATTGTCGATGGCAAGGAGGTCGATGTTCCTGAAGGGTTGGGTCTGCAATATGCGACTGCTGTTGCTTTGGTCTCTGCTATTCAAGATGCAGACGATAAGTTGAAGCCTTCATACTTCGACAATGCTCTGAGATGGATGGATACTTTTCCATCGAAAGAGTTCCCTATATTTTTCGGTAGGGCGGTTGTCGGTGCTGTTCCTGATTTGAAAAACACAAAGACTTTCTCTGTGTTCAATTCAGAAAACAAGGATGTGCTGATTTAACTTGAGAGCGTGTGGGAGAAATATTTACCAGTAATATTTTTCCCACCTCGCTTTTGGAAACTGTCATCGAGTGTGGTACTCGGTCTGATGATGGAATGAAATTCCGAAACAGTTTTTTAACTTTCTTTTATTTTGCGGAGGTGCATATGAAAAAGAAAAAAATCGATACAGTCTTTGCTGATACTTTCACTAAGGTCAGATTTTATTCGTCTGCTATTAGCGGTATCAAAAAAGACAATGGTGCTACCATCGAATTGTCTGCTCTTAAAAATGCAGACTATGACTTGGTAGGTGTTAATAAAAAAATCTTTGGTCGTGACATCAACAAAGAGTTCAGACAAATTCAAAATGAATTTAGAAATAAAGTTCTCTATCCAATGACTTATCCTTGGAGTGATGGTGGCAAGATGGGTTCTGAGTGGAGGATAGTTTCTAACGAAAAGTATGACTCCTTGATGGCTGGTTTTGATACTTACAGCAAGAAGTTTTGGTTGTTGGTCGAAAGTGTTCAGACTTCTTACGAGGACATGATTGACGAAGGCATGAAGAGACTCGGTAAGCTTGCTAACAGTAGCGACTACAAAGAGTGGGAGGACATTGAGCATAAGTTCAATTTCCAAATTACTCCTGATGTTTTTACTTCTTACAATACAAGTAATGACACGAGAGTTAATCTGTCAGAGAAGCAGAGGAAAGCGATAGAGAATTCTATTGCCTCTAACTACGAAGCTAACTTCAAGTCTTTGTTAGAAGAGGAAAAGAAAACTCTCGAAGAGTCTGTCCAAAATATCATCGATGCTCTTAAGAAAGATGGGTCAGGAAAATCTTTCTTCAAGGACAGCGTGTTCAAGAATCTGAAAGAGAAAGTTGAGAGGGTCAGAGACCTTAACAGAAACATCTATCAGAGTGCTGAGTTGGACAAGGCTATCGACATCATTGTTGGTTCGCTTGCTTCGGTCAATGACATTGACTCATTGAGAGACAAGGGAGAGATTGGTAAATCTAAAAGAGCCAAGGTCTCTGCTGACATGGAGAAAGCTAAGTCAAGCTTAAATCAAAATACGCTTGGCAAGATTTTCTCAGGTACTGGATTATCGGAGGGCAACGATGAGTAGCTACGATAAATCTAAGAGGGCATTGCATGGTGTCCTCTCTGCCAATGAGGTCATGGTCAAAGCCAAAAGCAAGTTGATGAATTCCGAATCAGGTCTTGCTTCAATTCTTTTGGGTCTACCTTTGGAAGAGGACAGTTCCTTTGACACGATGGCAACAGATGGGAAGGTAATCAAATACAATCCTGACTTTGCTCTCAGTCTGCCAATGGATGAAATCAAAGCTGTTCTAATTCATGAGGCTCTTCATGTTGTATGGGGTCATCATCTTAGAAGAGGAGACAGACATCCGAAGCTTTGGAACATTGCTACTGACTATGCAATCAATGGCTACATTGTTTATAAGCTTGGCGAAAGATTGAACAAGTTGCCTGAAGGTGCTTTGGTCTCGAACAAGTATGTCAATAAAGATTACTCGGTCATGAGTGCTAATGAAATCTACGACATATTATTTGGCGATGACGAGGCTCTCGAAGAGGCTATCGAACAAATGCAACAGCAGATGGGCGATGACTCAGACGAGAACGAAAGTCAGGGTCAGGGTCAGGATGAATCCGAAGAGGATACTCAAGGCTCAGGCTCAGGCGATGGCGATGAGGAATCCGATGAGGAATCCGAAGGTCAGGGTTCAGGCGGAGATGCAGACGATGATGCAGAAACTGGTGATGACGAAAATATTACTGGTAATGGTTTGTCCGATGAGCGTTCTCCTCAGACTAATCAATCAGGTCAAATTGATTTGAATGATTTACCTCAGATGGCTGGCGGTGTCTTTGATATGACTAACGAAGATGGCTCTGAGTTATCTGATAATGAGTTGCAAGAGCAGATAACTAAACTTGATGCTCAGGTAATGATGGCTGAAAAAGTTCAGGGTATGCTCGTCTCAGGCGGTGCTGGGGTTGATTACCTCGGAGGTCGTAAGTCTGAGTTGGTTGAGCAAGTTGTTCCTTGGGAAGATATGTTCAGAGATATGTTCACTAGGGTTCAATCTCAAAACAACACTTGGAAGATGCCTAATCGCAGACACATGGCTCGTGGTATCCATATGCCTAGCAAGGACACCGAACCATCCATCAAAAATGTTGTGATGCTGGTTGATGTTTCAGGCTCGACTTATGGAGACAGAGACTCATTCGTGACTGAGGCTCTCGCTATCCTTGAGGAGTTCCAAGTCAAGAAACTCATGGTCAATAGGTATGCTGGTATCTCTCTCAGAAATGAGCAAGGAGAATACTTCGATGTCTACGATACTGACCAAGGAGATGAGATGCCTGACAAAGATGAAATCAATTTCAATGGAGATGGAGGTACTAACTTCGATGCACCTTTCAACGCTGTCGAAGAGTTCCTAGACATTGATGAGATTGATTTGATTGTTCACTTCTCGGATGGAGAGGGATACTTCAGTCAAGACCACGATGCCTTGCTTGATACTCCAATCTGTCATGTCTTTAGCTATGGTAAAGATGGCGATAACTATGGCGGTAATGAGATTGAAAAGAAAGGCTTCGGAGAAGTTATCTACATGAGTTAATCTCAATGAGCGTTCTGAGAGGAGGTTTTTAGGGTGGTAGTAAACCTTAGCCTCCTCTCTTTTCGCCAGCGAGAGAGCCTCTATGGAGGTCGAAATCAGGAAACTGATAGGGAAAATGTGTGTTTTCCCCTGATGACTCAATATGAGAGCGTGTAAGCGTTGGTTCAAAAGAACCGAAATCAGTTCCTTTTAACTTTCAAATGCGAGGTGCATATGAAAAAAATATATGAAAAGTTTTTGAGTCTTTTCAAAACTCAAAGGGTGGAAGATAAACCTTATTATCTTTCGTATGAGAATGGCGGTGTTCTTGTTCTTAAGAGACCTACCAAGCATCAGATTGAAACCAATCTAGAATTGGCTGGGTCATCTACAAAGACAGCATTTACTGGCAGAGGTTTGCTGAGTGGCAGAAAAGCAAAGCGTGTACAGGAAAGCTTGAAGCGTAGAAACAAGTTCAAGAAACAGCTAAATCAAACTATGACTGGTAATATTTTTTCTAATCCAGTCAAACAGGGAGGTGCGTAATGGCTTTTGTATCAGATGATTTGTTGGACTTAGACCAGCGATACCAATTAAAGAAAGAAGCTTCAGACATCTTGGCTATGATAACTCACGAGTTAAAAGTTCTTGATGATGTGAGAGAGTCAATTAATAGATTAGATATGATTAATTACGACTCTGTTAATGATTTGAGAAACCGATTGGCAAGGTTAATTGTCACTTGTACTGTGGCACAGACTAAAGTCAATATGGTCAGAGAAGATGTTTTGGCTAGCTTGGAAGAGGAGGATTCGCTATGAGTATCTTAGATAAGAAATGGAATAGGGATGCCTTTGATTACACCAGTTGGAGTATGGATATGTATTGGTATGTCAAAAATTATGGAGAGTGGATAGACCTAAATCTTGACGAGGATGACTTGCTCAAAAGGATTAAGGCTCATATGCACAGTCTCCATGAGATTGATGACAGTTGGGATGAACGACTCGTAGACTCTTTAGCAGATAGCAAAAGAGAGTATGGAGAGCGTGGTAATTTTATGCTTCATCATCCTTGCCTAATCTCTATCGTGTATCCATCTACAAGGTGGCATATTCATGAAACCAATCTTAAGTATTGGAATAAAGTTTTCTATCTGAGAAAAGCTTATCTTGAAAAAGATGTTGATGCTTACCTCATGATGATAGAAAGACCTTATCGAATACCTGAGTTCATTGCTTGGTGCTTAGACAAAAGAAACAAGTTGTCTAAGAAAAAATACTGGGAAATCATTCGTTGGTTGTGGACTGACACAGAGAATGTGTATGAACATTTCAATGAATGGCTCGCTCTGTTGTTAGACTTTGATACCAAGGAAGTGAGGAAAATGATGGACAAAGAGGATAAGAAAACCTTTGACTCTTTGCCTGATGACTTCATGGTTTATCGAGGTGGAGAACACGAGCATATGTCTTGGACTTTAAGCAAAGAAAAAGCTGAATGGTTTAGGGATAGATATAAAGGGTTGCGAGACTGCAAGCTTTTTGAAAAGCGTATCAAGAAAGATGAGGTGCTTGCCTACATCAATGCAAGAGGCGAAGAGGAGATAATTCTCAGACCTAGTCTTGATTGTTTTGTCGATTACCTAATCGATGAGGTCTATCTAGAAGCATAAAAAAACAAGGAAGTAAAAACTAGCGGAGGCTATGTGGTATTAATTTACTGCATAGTCTCCGCTTTTTTTTTGGTCAAAATCCTCTCCCGAAAACCATGACTGGTAAATATTTTTCAAACGTGCAGAAACTCTTGGGTGCAAACTAGTGGCAGAAAATTGTATGTGGATAACTCTGTGGATAAGCTGTTAATAGTTTGACGAGGTGCAAGCCGATTGCTATACTAGATGAACAGCGACAGAGATTGTCGCTATTAAGAAGTGTTTTAACGACACCTCCTAAGAAAGTTAAAAGTTGAGAGAGGTAATAGACTGCCTCTCTCTTTTTTTGTACAATGGGTTATTGGTTTATTTTTTTCATACCAATTCTCCCAATGAGGAGGTGCTAGTACAACAAAATAATTCTTCTCTAGTGCCTCCTCTCTAAATTAAAATTGAATTACTGATAGCATTTCTCTACAATAGCATTATGTATGCAGTTGTAAGACACACTTACGAATTAGATTTGCCTGAACCTTTTGTTAAATCTTCTCAAAAAAGTATAGGGAGATGGGTGCATAAGGTGTGGGTACATGACTCCGAGTTAGATGCGATTGCTCATGCGATTAAATTACTTGACGAACCTCTGTTGAAACATGATGAGTGGGCGATGGATATTGCTATAGAACAGTTAAAAAATAATAGGTTCTATCAGTTGGGTAAAGAAAGCGTAGCGATAGCAGAAGTAGAACCTTCGCCTGACATAGTGTACTTACATGATGACGATAACCAAATTAATTGAGGAGGCTATATGGCTGAGAAAAATTTATATATTAGGTGTGATGAAGAAACCTATGTGAAGGCAAGAGAGTTGGCACAAAAAAATCTTCGCTCTTTAAACAGACAAGTAATTCATTTAATCAATGAAGCTTATGATAGCGTTGTGAAATCAGAACCAGCGATTGCAGAACCACAACCTATCCAAGATGAAGAAGATGACAAGTATCTAGGCATGAGCAAGGAGGATTATTATAAACACAGAGACGATGTTCCTCGTGAAGTCTTAGAAGAGTGGGAAGGTCAAGGCAGACTTACTCAGTCAGGTTTAGAAAAGCTTTCTGAAATAAGGAAATCGGACTCGTCTGACTAAGATACCAAAAGTTTAGCATTGCATTTGAGCAATCAATCACACTATCAAGTTGCGACTGAGTAATCCTATCAGGGTTCTCAGTCATGACTTTCCAAAACTCTTTCTCCTTCTTACTCCCACAATCCTCCACCAATCTGTTTTGAACTTGACTTAGTACGAGTGGTTTTGTATTGACGCTGGGAGAACTATTACTAGTAAATATTTTGTCAAGGTCGCCAGCCGAACTCTGTGGAAAAACTCCTGACCTAGAAATCAAACCAAGATATTTGTCACAAACATTGTGTTGCTTCTCGTTGATTAGTTGTTCGGTATAAAGCTTGTCGATGATATGCTGGTCAAAGACTATGGCTCTACCAACCTTGGTATTATCGATGCTTCTAACTTCTACCTTGTGTCTCAGATGTAGATAGGAATTTCCTACATCATTTACGATAAGAACTTCCTCAGAAATCCCAGTCGAAGTCATCTTCTTGTTCTTCAATTTCTGCATACCTTCCATTTACTGCATTGTATTTAAGCTTAACACAGCCAAGTTTAGCGTTCCAATACCATCTTGCTTTGGTGCAATGTATTTCGACAGCCTCGTTGCCTCTATGGACTGCGAGGCATACATCAGGCTTGGTACTCCATGCCATTGACTTAGCTATATCAAGCGGTGTTGGGTGTCCTACCTTCTCTTTGTTGAATGGCTTACTGGGATGAGCCACGAACCAAACTAAACAGTCAGTCTGTTTTGCGAAGAGTTGTACCTTGCTCAACATATCGCTTACCATATCTGTTTCTAAAGCATAAGACTTATCGGTATGTATAAAGTTGAATGGGTCTATCACTAACATCCTACATCCCATCCTCAGAATACTTGCTTGTGCTTTTTCTAGGACAGCTTCTATTGTCGGCAATCCTCCATCCAAATAATCTTGGAACAGTATGTGTTCCTCTATCCATGCAGAAGCATCATCTCTTTCTGCCTCTGTCATTCTTTCATTGTGTCCTTTGAAGAAAGGCTTACCAGTTATTATCTGTGCGAGTTGTACGCTGTGAAATGAGGGCGGTTTTTCAAAGCTAGCATAACAAGTTTTCCAGCCATACAGCTTGCCAGCATTGACTATCACTTGGTCAAGGAAAGCAGACTTCCCATGCCCAGCCCATCCAGTCACTACATAAAGCTGACCAGTCTGAAGCGTAAACAAATCATCTAAAGACTTTATCCCAGTCGATATACCTGATGGCTTACCATCTTTGTACAAAGTCTCGAACTCATCTGAGTAATGCTTCATGCTGTGCAATCCATGTAATTCAATAGGCTCTGCATTGAGGACTTGCTTTCTCAGAGTAGTCTCATCTGTGTTGATAAGTAATTCATTGGCATCCTTGTATCCTTTGTAATCAACACGATAGCACTTTGCTTTCCCAATCCTTCTGCTCAATTCGTGAACCAAACAATCTCCAGCAGTATCAGTATCTGAGGCTAGTATTATTTTGTCGTACTTGTCTAACAAATCTTTATCATTCCAAACATACTTGAACCTACCATCTTCACTTGGGTCTACCTTCCCATCAGTAATCTTGTTAGGACTTCCATTTGGCACAGAGAAAACAGAGACATCCATATCTGCATCCAAGAAAGCTTGCTTGATTGACAAGGCATCCATCTCTCCTTCTGTTATAACCAATCCCTCAATCCTTTTGCTTTCATCTCCTTCCTTTCCCCACAATCTGCTAGCAGAATTTGTCCACCAAAAGTCTTTCTTGCCATTGGCTGTACGCCATTTACAAGCAGAAACTTTTCCGTTTTCCCAGTATGGAAAACCTATTACCAGTAAATGTTTTGTCTCCTCCCAGACACAATCCATTTTTCTAGCTGTATCCAAATCAATCTTTCTATTGCCCAGCCATTGTTCAATCTTCTGCTCGCACTCCGATAGCTTCTCTTCTTTTATTGTGCCTATAGATATGCTTCCTCCTTTGGAACTCATGATACTTAAACTACCACTTGTTGTTAGTGTGGCTGATGTTGTTGAGTCGCTTACTATTTCCATACTTCTTTCTCCTTTTCTAGATATGCCTCCCTTGATATTACAATGATGGCAGTAATAGGTAATCATATCTATGCTAATGTTCACACTCAAAGGTGTGTCCTTTTTGTTTTTTCTTTGGCTGGAACAGTTAGGACAAATGATTTTGTATTGACCTACCTTCAGACCTGATGTCCTTGGGTTGCTATCAATATGCTGGCGAATTTCTTTCTTTTCCATTCTCACTCTCCTATATACTTACTATGTATATACTTACTAAAATACTTACTAAGTACCTACTACCACTTACTATCTACCATGCGATTTATTTCATTCGCAAGTTTTTTTCTAGACACAAGCGGATAATCATAAAGGTTCTTAACAGCCTCCAAGATATTCCTAGAATTCATTTCATATCTCATGCAGAGATTCTTAAAAGACTCTGACTGGAAATACTCAATGGCTTCTGTGGAAATATCTAGGTTTTTGGAAGCGAGGTCTCGTATTGCTTGTTGCAAAATTTTCTTATCGAGATGCTTACCAAAATCCATGAAAGGCAGTATAAATTTTTTTTTAATTTTTTTCAAATTTAGTGAACCGCTTTCTCATTTTTGTGGTACAGTATGTACATATTATATACACATTAACTACTATGAAATACGAAATTGAAAAAGATGTGCCGATGCCTGAGCGTAATGTGAGAGGGAAACCTATCAAGTACGACTTGCCTCTTGCCGAAATGGACAAGGGAGACCATATCTTTATCAAGATTAGTAAGTCTAAGATTGATAAGGAAATCAAGATAATAAGAAACGCTGTGCATAGATTTAAATCTGTGCGACTTGATATGTCGTTCTCTGTTATTAAGATGAAAGGTGGTGTTGGTATATGGCGAACTAACTAACTTTATAAGGGAGGCTAAATTGGAAACAAATCAAATCAAAAATGGTCAGATGTTTCAGAAAGTAAATGAGACAGACCGCAATGGTGGTGGTGGACTATACGAAGTATTGGACATTACTGTAAATAAAATCAGAGACTATGAAGTAGGAGTAGCTATCATTGGTAAGGTAGGCACTACTGACACTATGGCTGTCCAGCTATCTGACCTGACTAATCACAGACAGTTTAGATTTAAAGGCGAGGCATCTTTAGAAGTTATCAAAGTACATAGACTCAAGTATGCAGATGGCACGATAGACATTCTCTCAGAGAAACTCTTGAGTACATCGAAGGTTGATAATGTAAAAGAAGTTATCAATGCTGAGGCTGAAAAGAAATCTAGACCAGTCACAGTTTATAATATTACAAACAACCATCGAGACACAGCCATGTCGAAAGCCTTCGCAGATGCAGAGGTCAAGAAATCCAAGGCTGTTGAGAAGCAAGAGCAATCCGAAGAAAAGGATGCAGAAGTTGTTTTGACTTTCGATTGCAAATCGATAGCGTTCTGTACTTATCATGACCTTCATGTCATAGGTCAATTCTTGAAGGGTCATCCTGAGAGAATGACTAACTGCCATACTAGGTTTAAAAATGCTTCTAGCAAGATTGCACACCAGCAAACTCTTGATAGGTTTAGGGATGGCAATATAAGTCTCAGGGATTTAAGAAGATACTCGCACAGCACTACAAGAAACATGGGTTCTACTCTAAGCTTGGCTGGAGTTGTGACTAGGATAGCTAAAGCAGTTGTACAGCTTGGCACTCCTATAGAGAAGAAAGACTTCGGAGTTGAATGAAGTACACTAATAAGAATAACTTGCCTGAAGAGATTGTTCGTGCTGTCCAGCAAGACACATACTCTAAGGGCGAGGCTTCAATAAGTGTGACTGGATTACTCTCTGCACCTCGACCTAATATCTTGGCGAGAGAACATCACAACGAATTAGTTGTCGATGTATCAGACGAGATATGGAAGATATTAGGAACAGCTTCGCACTACATTATGGAACAAGCCAACATCGGTCACGAAGGAACGATAACCGAAGAACGCTTGTACTGGAATGTGCGAGGCTGGACTATCTCAGGACAGTTTGACTCGATGTCATTGAAGGACTCTACTCTCAGAGATTTGAAGGTCACTTCCTCATGGACTGTGATGCACGCTCTGAAGGAAGGGAAGATTGAATGGGAACAACAGTTGAATTGTTATGCTTGGTTATACAAGAAGAATCACAACAAGGATGTTGAGAAGCTGGAGATTATAACCATCAATAGAGATTGGTCTGAGAGACAGAAGCAGAGAAGCGGTGGGGATTATCCTGATGCTCAGGTATCAGTAATACCTATCAAGCTTTGGACTGAAGAAGAGCAAGAAGAATTCATTGTGTCTAGAGTCAAGGCACATCAAGAGGCAGATGCTGACTATCTTATTAGTAAAGACTTGCCCTTGTGTACTGACGAGGAACGATGGAAACAAGCTGACTCTTATAGAGTATTGAAGAAAAACAGAGTACGAGCAATTCGTGTTCTGAATACTGAAGAGGAAGTGAACGATTTTATTAACGAACAAAACGATAAAGATTTGTATGTGGACTTTGTCAAAGGCGAGAGTCGTAAATGCAAAGACTACTGCAATGTCTCACAGTTTTGTAATCAATATGCTATGGAGGTAGCCGATGGATGAAAATATAACTGGTAATATTTACCTAATCACCACGACTTGTCGTGATGGTTTTCACGAATACCATGATAAAGCAATGGTATCTAGTAAATACAAATGGGGAGAACATCCCAAAGCTGAGGATGATGTGACTGAGCAATGTTATCTTTCTTGGAACTACTCAAGTTGTCAGGATGCTGACAATCAGAACTGGTACACAGATGGAAACAGACTTATCAGAATCGAAGAGGTTAGGAAACTCAAGAAGTCTGAAGCTAAGGTTATGCAGAAGCATGGAGTTGCTTATTGCTACGACCTTGATGACATTATACGAGGACAGTTGCCTGACCTAGAGGCATACTGGAATGAACAGATGGAGATGGAGGCTAGTGCAAATGTCTGACTATAAAGAAATATGGGAGACACTATCTCAGGTAGATGTCTCAGAATATGTAGAAGAGAAGATGAATCTGTCTTACCTCTCATGGAGTAGAGCATGGTACTTGCTCTGTCAGAATTATCCTGATGCTAAGTATCTGTATCATGAGCCGAAGAAATTTGAGGATGGCACTTTGGAAGTTGCTGTCACTATAACCATTGGCGAGTGCAGTCGTTCTGCTACCTTGCCAGTTATGGACTACAAGAACAATAGCATAATCAATCCTGATAGTAGGCAAATCAACGACAATAAACAGAGATGTTTTACGAAGGCGATTGCCATGTTCGGATTGGGTATATCATTGTACATGGGTTTCTCGGATGACTTGCCTGACGAAAGCAAGGACAAGAAGTCTGAGGAAGTAAAAAAGAAAACAGCTAAGAAGGTTGTCAAGATGAAAGAAGAACAGCCTCAGAAAGAAGAAGAGCCAGCTTATGATGAAGCTTGGGCAGAAGCTTTTGTTGAGGGAATGTCTTTGATTATCACAGCCTTTGATACTACCGAAGAACTTAGAGGGAACTACAAGTCTAATGCAAAGCACATAGCAGTATTGGGCGAGAAGTTTCCTGACCACAAGGAAAAGTTAGATACGCTGTTCACAGATAAAGCCGAAGAACTAACTAAAAAGGAGGGTTAATATGGCAGACGAAAGACCGCAAAGCGATGGTGCAATCTATCAGAACAATTACAAAAAGACTGACAAACAGCCTGATTGGACTGGGAAGATTGAGATACACAGAGATACTCTGAAAGAGTTGGTAGAGAAAGTTAAGACTGGAGAACCAGCAGAACTCAGAGTTGCTCTTTGGGATAGGACTAGTAAGAATGGCAACGACTACAAGTATGCTCGTCTTGATATTCCTATGAAACAAAATACTGAGACTAAAGCTGAAGAGCCGAAGCCTGAAGAGGAGAAGCGAACTCATCCAGTCTTGGAAGATATTGATGTGCCATTCTAGTTGTTATGGAATTTGAGTATGACAGCAAGATAGGTTTTGAAGAGAACTTCAAGCTTTGGTACAACGAGAACTCTAGGGAAAGGAGGGCATATAACCAAGAGCCTCATCCTTTTCCTATTGGCAAAAGGATTTTCACAGAACTCTATGGCAATAGAATTCTTGAAAGGAAAGACTTAACTAATTTTTTTGGAGGTGCAGATGGCACAGAAACAGAGAAGTAATTTACCATCATACGATGGCTACCATAAGATATTCGATAGGATATATGGGATAGTAGAAAGGAGATTTGAATTTGAGGTTCATGAAGTTTTAGAAACTGTATTCAATGAACTGGAAAAGAAAGAAGAACCTAGCTACTCGGCAATCAAGGATATGATGGATGCACTTAAGCAAAGGACTATCAGGGAACTTCAAGACTTTGAATGTGAGATAGGAGAATTGCTTGAAGGCAGAGCATCAATGGGGGTAGAAGAATGAGCAGAGGACTTTACACATTTGAGCAATCTATCAATAGGATTGAAGAGATAACAGTTGAAGCTGACAGCCTTGAAGATGCTAAAAGGCAAGTAGACCTAGCTGACGATGAACAATGGGAAGTTGTCTATAGCGAAGGAGTTGATTTGGTTTGTGTCTGCACACCAGCCATGAGAGACGAGATAGAAGATGCAGTAGTCATCGAAGAGAACGCTGACAAATATCAAGCTATCAAATCTGACAACGCAGATTTTTTCACGCAGAAATTATGATTGGTAATATTTTGTTATGAGTGAAGAAGTTATTGAAAACTGGCAACACATGATTAGAAAGTTAGCACCTCTAATCGAAGATGCGATGGTTCAAGTACACACGAAAGAAGCGGAGGTCAAGCAGTTGCAAGCTGTGTTGAAGCTGAAAGCTTTGGATAGCGGTATCAAAACCAATAGCGGTCAGGAGACTTATGCCGAAGCATCAGAAGAGTTGAAAGATGCTAGGATAAAAGTTGGGGTAGCCAAGGGAACTCTAGAAGCTATACGAGTAAAGCTGAAGAGTCTTGAGGTTGGCTATGAAGTTTGGCGAACAAGAGAAGTTTCTCAGAGGAGAGAACAAGCTAGGTATGGTGCTTAGACTTAATTGGTACTTTGCTAACATCATACCTAGTCATAACACATGAAGGGCAAGACACCTACTAAAGAAGAACAGAAACATATGGACAGAGTAAGAGCGTTGGGTTGTATAGTGTGCCTCAATAATGGGTATCCAAATACACCAGCAGAAATACATCACATCATAGATGGCGAGAGAAGTCATATGAAAGTCTTGCCTTTGTGTGCCATCCATCATAGGAATGGCAGTCACAATCCACCGATAAGCAGACATCCCAACAAGAAAAGATTTGAAGAAGCTTATGGAACTGAAGAAGAATTGTTAGAGCAAATCAGGCTCTTGTTAGAAGAAAATATTACTGGTAGTAGTTTATGAAACCACAATCCGCAAAAGCAAAAGGAAGGAATTTACAGAAATGGTTTGTAGAAAAACTGGTGGAGTTTTTGAAACTAGACGAAGAGGATTTAGAGTCAAGACCTATGGGTAGTCAAGGCGAGGATATAATCATGGGTAAGCAATCAAGAGAAGTGTTTCCCTACAGTATTGAATGTAAGAACCAAGAAGCCTTGAATGTATGGAAAGCTTACGAACAAGCTACTGAGAACTGCAAGGGGTACGAACCTTTGGTAGTCATCAAAAGAAACAGAACAAAGCCACTCGTTGTGGTGGATGCAGAACACTTTATTAAATTATTTATGGAGGTAAATGATGAGTGAAAACGAAAAGACATTTTATGTCTCTAAAAAGGGCGATGAGTGTGTTCCACAATATAACTTCTCTGTTGATGTTGTAGAACAGACTGTCGATTTAAGAAACTTTACTATCGAAAGCACCAATCCTTTGGGCGATGACGAGATGGATGAAGTAATTGAAGCTTTGTCTCAGGTAGATATAACTACTGAGGGTAGTGCCACACACTATACAAACGATAAAGGCAACGACATATTCATTATCTTTCGTGGCACAGATTATGGCGATGATGCTCAGATAAGTTTAGAAAACTTCATTAACTTTGAAGATACTAACGAATTAGGGAGGTCAGTAAAATGATTGCCTATAAGATTAGTTATGTAAATTCTTATGGAGAGAGGGAGGATGTCGGTATTACAGACAATCCTGATAAGTGGTTGAAACACTACAATGAAATAAGAGTAGGCGATGGCAATGAGCCTGATGAACTAGATGACTTTGAAATCGAACAAGTCGATATAGAACTTTACGATAAGGAGTAAGACTTATGGCTAACAAAGTAAAGGTCATCATGCTTGAAAAGACTTATCAATGCTACCATGTAGAAGCTGAGTCTCTAGAAGAAGCTGTCGATAAACTCATGGATGGGTTAGACAATGAAGGCAAGCCAATCGAGGATGGTATCGAAAGGACTTGGCGAGATATTGAAGAGACAGAATTCATGGATGAAAACTATCTAGAGATATGAGTCTACTAGCGGAACAACTTAAGGAAGAACTCGAAGAACGAAAGAGACATTGGTGGGATTGGCATAAAAAAAATCCTCAAGTGTGGGAAGCGTTTGAAGAGTACACGCTAAGAGCGATACAGTCAGGAAGGAAACATTATTCCCAATGGGCGATTATCAATCGGATACGCTGGGATAGAGAGATAGAAACTCAAGGAGGAGACTTCAAGATTAGTAATGATTACATATCTTTCTATGCTAGGTTGTTCCATGCTAGGCATCCACAACACAAAGGGTTCTTTAGAACCAAACCATTCAAAGAAGAAAAGCTAATAGAAAAACTAGGCGAAGCTTTAGACTTCTAAACCAAAACAACTTCCACCTGCGAGCTAGATTTTTTAGCTCCATCGAAAATATTACCAGTCATAGTTTGTACTACAAGGGTTTCAGTTTTGCTGATTTCTGGCTGTCACCTGCAACCCAGATTTTTCGGGGTTTGAGAAAATATTACTAGTCAATGTTTCACACACAAGTGTTTCACGAAAACAAATCAGGGGGTCGAAGGCTGGCTGATGTCGAAAGGGGGTCGAAGGCTGGCTGATGTCGAAGGCTAGTTGTAGTTGATATATGTACCAGCTTCTCTTCTAAGTTCAGGTACTTTGGAAAGTCTTAGGTTTCTTTCCATCTCTAATTGTTCAAGCATCTGTTTCTTAAGCTGAGGACTAATAGTTTCGTTTCTGTAGACTTTGTCTCTTCTGTCTCTCCACTTAGTCATGTATCTATTCAATGCCAATACTTGTGGTCTTGTTCTTATCAGACCTTCGTTGTTCTTTCTGTAAGCTTCATACTCGTCATATAAGCCTCGTTCTTTGAGTCTGTTAAGGGTTGCTACTACCTTGGCACTTTCTTGTCTCAGTTCGTAGAAATCTTGCTGTAAGCCTCCTCCTATCTCAGAGCCTAATACACGCTTCAGGAGAGGTAATTGGTCAATCCTAGGGGGTATGATGTCCTTGCCAGTAGCAAGCCTTAGAGTGCCGTCTATTAAGCTTAGAAGGTATCCTCCTAATGTACCGCCATATCCATTCAAAACATACTCTAGTTTTATAGGAGACATATTGAAGGCTCTACCTATTGCTATAGCCAGTTGATTTGTGTTCTCTCGGTACTGCTGGAAATCTTCTAGACCTTCCTCCATATACTGTGGAACGATAGGACTTCTAGTAAAGCCACTTTGATTATCTACATAAGCTTCATACAAAGGTTTGATAGCTTGAAATCCTAAAGGGTCTACACCAAAAGTATTTGTTAATGCCCTCAGAGAAGAGTCTCCTAAATCTTCTAGACTACCTCTACCAGTTATAGTATCCATCAATCTCTCAGGTAATGTCTTGAACAAAACTCCTACTTCAAAAGGTACTGGTATCTTTAAAGGTGGTAGGTCACTACCTGTAAATATCATCCAGTTGTCATCTCGTTCTTCTCTTCGTCTCGCACGATACTCAGGTTCGTCTGATACAAGAGCATAGTACATAGCTGTTATCAACATTAACATTCCGCCTCTAGTTATAAAGCCAGCTATGACATCTCTTTGTAATTGTGCATCAGGCGTGTTGTCAGAGAGTTTTGTCATAGGAGAGGTGAAAGTCACTCCCGGCTTTGCTGCAGAATATTTACCAGTCATACTTCTGTACAATACATCTAGTCCTTGTATTCTTGCATTTAAGAATGGAATAGCTGTAGTCACCAACCTAAAGAAAGGATTGCTTCCTCTTCTAGAAAAGTTAATTATTTCTGCGGCTTGGTAAGCGGCTTCGGCTTGACTACCAGTTTCTTCTAATACTTTTAGATAGACAGCTTTTCTAGTAGCACCATCTGACTCATAAGTTTTTCTGCCTAAGTAATCCCATAATCTTACTGTTGCATCTATAGGATTAAGAGAACCATTGTTTGTTATACCTTCTTCTCTAAGAATTCTTTTTGTGTAATTAACTACACTCACACCATCTGCTGAATAATCATATCCACCTAATACTCCAAATGTTTCTAGGTCAGATAAATCTTCTTTACCAAATACTTTAAAGTTTTTAAAAGTATCAACAACAGGTGTTATGCCAGCACCACTTGTCACAGTTGCAGACAAAGTATCTCTTAACATATTAACCAATACAAAACCGGGGTCTCTTGTGACAGTCTCTCTTAATACAGTTGCTGGAAATGCTAATGCTTTTACAATGCCAGCATCATCAACCATGCCTAAGTTTTCTAAACCTTTCAAATAAAAAGCATCATCAACTCTAAAGAATCTTCTTCTGCCGTTTACATATGCTGATAGCACATCCATACCACTAGCATCTTTCGCATCTATTTCTATTGCTCTTCCAGATAAAACAAAGTTTCTTAATAGTTTTTGTAAGGCATCATTCTTTGAGCCAGCAGTCACTATTGATAGTTGGTTTCTATAGATTGCTTCTAAGAATGGCACATCGACAGCCTCTTCAGAACCTTTGAGTTTTACATTCAAAGGATTACCAGTCATCATACCGCCAGCTATGTTAGGACCTTGAATAGAATCATCTTCCATCTTTCTATAAAAAGGATAATACACAGAGTCATCTTTCCAGATTTGTGCAGTAGACCTAAGTTCTATTCTGTTCTCAGGCTTGACTCTTTCATTGTAATTTCTAGCAAGCTCTAATATTTCTTCTGGAGTTTTGCCCTTAGTAGATTCAATGCCAGCTTTTTTCAAAGCATCTGTAATTTCTTTTATGTTAGGTTCATTAGATAATATTCCCGAATCAACAGCAAAGTCTATTGTCTTGTTGTTATATTCTTGAAAGTTATCAAAGACTTCTTCTATAAAAGGATAATCTATTGCTATCTGTAATCCTTGTTCTATCTCTGCTTCTGTAAGAGGAATAGCTTTACCTTTCTCATTAAGCTTTTCTCCTCTTCTTGAAATAAAATAAAGCTTGGCAAGTTCATCATAATTAACATTATCGTTTTCGCCTTTTTGATATAAAGGTGCAAGAATATTTATAAGGTTTAGTTTTGAATCTTTCTGTACAGATGTTAGTCCTTTATCAAGTGTGACAAAACCATGCTTTAACATAGAAGCAAAAATACCTTTAGCCTTATCTACCCAACGCAATGCTTGTATTGCACCTGTTGCAGCATCTGCTTCTAATGTTCTTAGAGCTTCGTTCTTTGTAATGCCCATTCTGACAGATAATTCTTGAACAGCATTTTTATCTACTATATTTTTTCTTAATGTAGTTAGCCATCTTCTTACAGGAGTATCATCATTAAGTAAGTCAAGTGCAACTTCTCCATAAGACTTAGTAGTTCTTGCTGGACCATTAACTTTTTCTACAAGCTTTTCATATTTTTTAGGTACTGGTGCATCTGCTATTTTAAATGCTGGTATATCTAGGTAGTTGTCATTGCCACCTTCTTCAAAATCAAAAGCAACTTTTAAAGCAAAACCACTAGCATTGTTATTAATTCTAGGAATAGCAGTAGGACTGGTATTAGCTACTTCTGCATCAGCTTTGGCTTGTGCTTCTATTATTCCTTTGGTATCTGTTATTACAGAACTATTACCTTCTTCAAAAGGTTTGGTAGGTGGTGGTGTTATCCCTTCTTGTTCTGCGAATTTTTCGTAGGTTCTGTAGAAGGGGAGATAGAGATTACTGATGGCACTTCGCTGTACAAAGGATGCGTCTCCGGCAGGACTGGCATCTCCAAGCGTTTGGATAGCTCCTCGATAGTCGCCTGATTTATGTTCGTAGTATCTTCCTTCTTGTCCATATAAAGATAAATTATACTCTGTTTCTTGTGTTGGGAAAACCTCTCTAAAAAATTCTGTAAATGTATCTAAATCATTTCGATTGTAGTCTGATTTATTAAAACTTAAATCATCAATAAAAGTCACACCATTAGCTTTTTCATGGGTCATATAAGTAAAGTTTTTAGCATTGTCTCGCTCTTGAACTCTATTAAATATATCTCTTAATTCTTGAGCTTTAAAAGGTTTGCCATCTCTACGCTCTAAATAAATACCAGTCTTTTGATAACCTCTTGCTTTGGGTTGAGTGACAATTACTGAGTCTTGTAAAGTTGCATCACCAAAAACTTTTGCTATAGCTTCTATAACTTGAGGAGGTTGATTAGGAATAGATAACTGTGTATTCAAGTTTAACTCGCCTTCATAAGTACCAGCCGATACTTGTATCCTATGTGGTATTCCAATATCTCTTAAGAATCTAATTGATTGCCCTGTTGTAATAGCATTTAAAGAATCTTTATAAAAATTATTCCTTGCATCTTGAGATATAATTTTTCCTTTAGGTGCATATCCTCTAGCTCTTCCAACCATATGTTCAAATGTAATGAATGGTGCAGCGTTTAACGCTGCTTCCTGCAGCACGGAAATATTACCAGTCGTATTTGTTCCTGTCTGGTTTGTAAAAGTTGGTGAGTAAATAAAGTAGTCTTTTAATGGCGTATCCATTTGCCATTGTCCATTTTGCATCATAGCTTTCATTTCATTTACTGCTGTCTTTGACTCCATAACAGACCTTTGAAAACTACCTTCGTTAGGTACATTGGTTTTATATCTTTGATAACCCCATAGCAAAGCTTGTATTTGATGTGCTGATGGAAAAATATAATCTTTACCTTCAACTCTAAATGTTTTGTCTGCTAACAGTTGCATCTGTGCTTCACCAATTTGATAATCTAAATCGCTAGCAGATGTAGGTTCGTTTTTAAGATTAGGTCTTACTAATCCTAAGTTCCTTATCATGTGTCTATCTATAACTGTAAAAGGAGAAAATCTTCCTTGTGCTAACTCTTTAATTATTTGAGCATATGTTGCAGTTTTTTGACCAGTCTTTACTCTTTCAAATATTCCATCTTGATAAAACTTAACTAGTTTATCTATTCGTTTTGGTTCTTTTTTACCAACACCATTTTCTAACAAAGCATTTTTAAATTCTTTAGGATTAGCAACTGGGTCTATTTTCCTAGCTTCAATCATGGTACGCAAAGTATCTTTAAAGTTTTGTTCAGGTGTGCCTTGTTCAGAAGTAACTCCAAAGACTCCACTAAACTCTGTAATGTTGGCATCTCCTATAAGTGCAGGTAATTGTAAAGACCATCTCTGATACCAATCGGCATCTACACCTAAGCGTATAGCTTCTTTAACTTCATTAGCTAACTGCCTCATATCTTTAAATGGTGGTGGAGTCTGTGTACTAGATGTTTTAACTTCGTTATAAAGATTCTGTAAATCTTCTGCTGTTATTCTTAAAGGATTTCCTTTTTCTCTTGCTAGATTTATGACTGCAACTTGAGCATCAGATGTTCCTAACAAAGTGTCTATGTCAAGCGTAGGTTTTAATCTGTAAGCAGGGTCTGCTAAATAACTATCTAAATTATTTGTTTTTCTTATTGCATCACTATCACTAGCATCTTCTTCACTTACAATTTTTTGAGCATCTTCGGCTCTTAATTCTGAATTTAATAATCTATCGCTAAAAGCATCTGTGTCTCTTCTTGAACGAATAACATTTCTTTCTCTAGCACCAATGACTCCACTATTAATATCTTCTAAAATTTTAACTGGATTTCTAAAGTCACTATTAAAAGTTGCTCCAATAAATTCTCTAAAGAAATCTAAAATCTTTTGAAAGATAGTTCTTGTTGGTTTGTTTAAAACTTCAGGATTAGTTGTATGTAATCTTAATAACTCAGCAACCATTTCTTCTTGAAGCATTGCAGAATCTTCAGCTAATACGCCAGCTTCTACATAATCCTTATAAAGTTCTTCTAATACATTGTCAGGTAATTTTGCTTTAGCTTCTTTTACTAAAGACTCATGTTCTCTTTGCGTAATCAAATCTAAAACACGCAAGCTATGATATACCTCATGAGGAAAAGTTCCTTGTATTTGTTCTTCAAAGTTTTTTCTATCGTAAGTCCTATTGGGGTCTATAGTTCCCATATAAAAAACTAGCTCTTGCATAGCCTTATCTGTTTCTGCTAAAGGAGTAATAGGATTGCCTTTGGCATCCTTAAGTGTTTTCAAAGCTACTATGTTTCCATTGTCATCTCTTACAGCATTTCTTACTTGTCGCATTTGGTCTGTAAATCTTAAACCTATGTCGTAAAGACCTAATTCATTTAAACGATTTCTTAAATCCTCATAAAGAGAATCATAAGTTTTATTTGTTATAGGGGGGTCTAAGGCTAGAACTTCAACTTCTGCTGGTTGATTTGCCTCATCGAACTGTCGCTGTTCTTGTTGTTGTAGAAATAAAGGATTACCTTGTACTCGGTTTCCTACTTTAGTTGCACGACCACTATTAAGTAAATCGTTTTTAAATTTATCTCTTTGTGTTTTTGTGTTTGTTAAGTTTTGTGATTTAAAGAAAGCTTGTATTTCTTTGTCAGTAATTTTGCCATTAACATATCCTTGATAAAAAGCATTGAGTTGTTGTGCTGTATATTGTCTAGGTTTTAAATCAGGTATCTTAGTTAAAGTATTAAATCTAGGTAGACCTTGTATTCTAGTCATCAAGAGTTCTTTCTGACCCCTGTTCATTCTAGAAAACTTAGCTTCTCCTGATAATTGAGAGTTAATAAAATCAAACTCTGGACTAGTAATATTTCCGTCAATATTTTTAGCTGCTAATATTTCTTCAAAAGCTTCAGGACTTACATCTATTTTATCTTTGTTTCTGCCAATAGCTTTTATGTTTCCTAACTGCTCATCTAATCTATAAATTACATTTGCTCTATCAGATAAAGCTTGGTTAAAGTCTTTTGGTTTTAAAAGCTTTTTAACTTCAGGTATTGTGTAATATCCTTTTCTTTCTATACCTTTTGCATCTGCTATTTTATATAAATCTTCTAGCAAGCTACCTTGAGTTTCTTTCATTGCCTCTTGGATAGGTGAAACAATGTCGCCATTATCATAGCGTTCCATAAGGTCTTTTGCTCTTTCAGAACCAAACTCTGCAGTTAGTTCTTTTTTAAGTTGTGCTTTGGTTTTCTTTCTGCCATTAGGATATTTAGGTGGAATTGCATCTAATGGATAGGCAGGTCTATTTAGAGCAATTAATTTTTCTAGTTCTTTTATTTTATTTTCATCTAGCGTACCTTCTCCAGTAAGGTCTCTTATCATCTGTGCATTAAGAACTTTTTCTAAGTTTTCTATTTCATCTATTCTAGCTAACTGTTCTTGTCTTGCTTTGCTATTAGTAGATTCCATAACAGCAACTTTCCTAGCATCAACTTGATTTGCTAAAGGGTCATACAAATTTTGAGTTAGTCTTTGGAGTGTTGGATTGTCTTTCATTCCAACAATATCTGATATTTGACTACCAGTATCTTGTATAAATTTTGTTCTTAATTCATCAGCTACTACTAAAGCATTTTTAGATGCTTCTTCCATTGCACCTAGTACATCAGGATTTGTTTGAATTAAGTTGCCATTTCTATCAAAGCTTTCTATAGGTATAAAATGATTGCTGTATTCTGTTCCTGATACCATGCCAACAACAGAAGAAGAACCATCTTCATTGTTTACAACCTCTACATTTTCTAAGAAAGGAAGTTCTTCTCTTTGTGATGTTGTAGCATCTGACTCTGGTATAGGCTCGCTTTTTATTAAAGGTCCAAGGCTACCATCGCCTCTTTGACTTGCTGCAATAACAACTTCATCTTCTACAAAAGGAACATTGTTGTCATAAATAGCTTGTTGTTCTGCTTTTTGTTTTGCTCTTAATTCATCTGCTTTTTTTCTAGCTAAAGTTTCTTGTTCTAAATCATAACTTTGACTAATGCGAGCAGGTCCAGCAAACCCTCGTAATACTAAATCAGCAAAAGCACCAACAGCACCACCAGTCACTATGCTATCAAATACAGATTCTCCAACAGGCAGTTCATCGCTATATACACCAGCAGCTACTGCATCTTGTAATATTTCAGCTAACCCTTCTTGCAATCCTTCTACAGTACCTGTAGCCATAGCAGATTTAATTCTATCTAAAACATTAAGTTGTGTAGCACCTGCTTTAGTTATCTTTCTTAATAAGAAAGTAGGTGCAAATATTTCTGTAGCACCAATACCTGCACCAAGTAATTCAGATAAAATTTCTTGACCTGCACCAACATCTTCTCCTAATGCTTCTGCTTGTTCTATTCTTCGACCTTGTTCAGATATACCTACAGGCATAGCTACACTTAGGGCAGAAGCAGTTTGTACTTTGTTTAATCTTTTGGTGACTTCATCTAAACTTTTTGTAAGTTTTTCTGTAAGTTTTGGATTTCTTCCTTGCAACACACTTTGATTAACTAAACCTTGTAAGTTTTTAGCTTTGCCTGCTAACCCAGTAAGTCTTGCTGCAGCAGTACCCGGAATTAAAAATGCAGCAAAAGAACCTAAACCTTGTCCAAACTGTGTGCTAAATCTATCTTCGTATCCTTCTGCTGCACCTAAAGCACTTTCATTTATTACTTGTTGTGCATTTCTTAAAGCATTACTGACTGCATTATCATTATCGTTATCAAATAAATTAGCTATACCTTCTCCAGCAGATAAAAAAGTATTTACTAATCCTCTTGGTATTCCTTTAGCAACCTCCGCTAAATCACCACCAAAAGTAGTTTCAACTGGTTCTGTATAAGGACTAATAAACTCAGGATATTCCTGAGCTAAAGTATTTTGTAATCTAATAAGATATTGTCTATCAGGATTATCAGGAACATTTACAAATCTACCATCAGGTAAATCATATCTTGTAGGCATATATTATTATCCTCCAAGCGTTGCTATATTTTCAAATTGTTTTTCTAACGCAGCTATTCCTTGAGCATTACTGCCAGTTAATTTTGCAATAATACTATCTAAAGCACTCTCTGCAGCTTTATATCTTGGCGAAGTTGTATCGTTTATGTTTGTTAAAACATCAGCTATTGCATTTATAGCAGCTATATCATTAGCATCACCTTTTAATTTAGCTTGCTCTTGAGCTTGGTCTATTTTCTTCAAAGCAATTTGTATATTAAGTTTTTGTAAAGCATCTGCTCTTCTATCGCTTTCAAAATCTCTAACTTCTTTTCTTTGCTCTTTTCTAGATGCTGCAAGCTGTGCAGGTAATCCAGATAATTTTTGGAATATTTCTGCAGGTGTTGTAGAACTACCAATAGCAGTACCTACAGTCATAAGAACATCTGCGTTAAGTTGTTGTTTCATTTGTGCTTCAGTTCTAGGTTTTTGTGTCCTTTCAGGTATATTCAAATCCATGTCTGCAAACTTCTTAGATTTAGAAGTATCAGTTGTACCATCTTTAGAACCATCATCAGTTTCAATTTTTATCTTGCCATCAATAAGGTTGCTGAACTCAGCTATTTGTTGTTTAACTGGTTCATCAACTTTCTCTCTAGCCTCTGCTATTTGAACATTCAAATCTCGTCTATTTAACAAAGCTGCAAGTCTTTTTTCTTGTGTGTTAAGCAAATTTTCTGCTCTTTCTATATAAGATGTACCTCCGCCAAGACTTCCTCTGTCGCCAATTTTCCTTTGTCTATTAAGATTCTCTCTAGCTTCATCTACTTTCTTTTGTTGATATGCAATAGAGCCTTCATTCGCTGGTCTTTCAGGTTCACCAAAAGGCATAAAAGGTAATGATGTGACAACAGCACTATCTAAATCTGTTTGAGTAGGTGTTAATGCACTAATGCCACTCATATCCATACTAAAGTCAGGAGTAGTGCTAAGCATAGGAAATTTTAAATCATTTTGCCCAAGATAAGATTGTTCTCTCTGGTCCATAGTGCTGGTTCTTCTTTTCATGTCTAAATAATCTTCTAAATTATTTGCATAGTTATCGCCATAAATAAAAGTATTAGTTAGTGCAGTTTGATTACCAGTTTGATAACTAGTTAATCCGCCTTCTTGTTTTTTATTATTAGGTTTATCTGTAGGTCTCCTTACATCTGGTGTAAAATCTTCTCCTCTTCTGCCTTGTAAATAATTAGATATTTGTTGTCCATCAGGTATGTATCTAAAAAATTTATTAAGAGGATTATCAGGGTTATTTATAAGTCTACCTATTTGTTGGCTTTTTCTATAACGCTCTAACCTAGACATTGATTCATCAAGAGTTTTTGGATTGGTTGGACCTAACTTAGCACCAACTAATTGATTTATTTTTCCACGATATTTGGTTTCGTCTCCAGTAGCATAACCAACTAAACCACCATCAGCCATGTTAGAGGAAGGCATATCTCTATTATATACAGTTGGGGGGAGGATACCTGTAGCATCCTGAGACATACCTTCCAAGCCTTGCCTACTAGGCATAGCAAATTCTTGAACCATTTCTTGTGCAACTGTAGTTTTAGGCATTGGTTCAGATGCTCTGTTTCTCATATCAGTTCTTCTTTTTATTTCTGATATAACTACAAAAGGTGGAAAGCGAGGGTCACTTCCATTAGCTAATTGTATTAGTTGTTCATCAGGAACATATTCTAAATCTTTTGCTATCTCTACTAAATTGCTCATGCTTGACCTCCACCACTAGGTTGTAAAGCTCTATATATACCAAGTCCTGTAAGACCAGCACCTGTAGCTTGGCTTATCAATCCGGGTTGTCTTTGAAATGTTGATACTGTTTGGTCTGGTTTAATAGGAACACCTTGAAGCACATTACTAAAGAATCCTATTTGGTCTCTATCAAAGTCTCTTTGTCTTACAAAATCATCATAACCTATATCAAGACCAGCTTGTCTCATTGCTCTTTCTTGCTCACCTATTCTGCCTAAAGCACCAATTCTATTAACAGCATCTTGCTGAATTAAAGAACCTATATCTGCAAGTGAACGACTTCCTTGTATTCCAAGTCTTTCTCCAGCTTGTCTTAGCTGTTCTTCTTGTAGACCTACTTGTCTTTCTCTAGCTAATTGTTGCATAGCCATATTAAATGCTCTGTCTTGTCCTCTAGCTTGTATATCATCTAATCTTTGCCCTAAGTTTCTTTCTCTTTCAGATTGCATAATAGCTTCACGATAACCGCCTAAACCTCCAGACTGTGCAGCTTTAGAAGCTATTTGATTACCTTGTATAGCAGAACCTCTTATTGCTTCTCTCTTAGCTATATCTGTTACTGCTTGTTGATATGGATTCATAAACTGACTTATGCCATCTTCAAAAGATAATCTTTCATATGGATTTATATTTGGTCTGCTTGTAGCTATTTGTCCAAGGCTATCAGCAGCTTGAGTAAATTCATCAGGCGTACCTGCAGTAGCAAAACCTCTAGTCATAGCTTGTGATAAAGCTTCATCAGGTCCAAAGTCTGCAAGTCTTATTCCACCATATGGAGTGTATTGTTGTAAACTTGCTGACTCAGACCTTTGTAAAAGTCTGTCAAAATAAGGTTGTGCAAATGCTGGAAGTTTTGTAGAAAAAACTTCTTGTTTCTGCGGAGTACCTCCTCCGCCTTTATATCTTCTCATCTTTTACCTCAAAGTTATATTCGAAAAAAACTGCTAGCTTTTTCCAATCTTTATCTTTAATCCAGTTCCAAAATCCTGCACGACCTATACCTTCTATACCATCGCATCCATCTCTTTTACCAACTACTTCTAACTCTTCTATAAGAGTTTCAACCCAGTCCTCCATATTATTTCCAGTAATATGTTCAAGACTTAACATGGCTTTGCCTGTTGGATAAATTACTTTTTGTGTCACCACTATTCCTTTTATATCAAATGAGCCAGTATCAAATACTATCCAAAGTCTATGACTGCCATTTAAACAATCATAAAAAACATCTTCAGGTCTAATGCGACCATTAGAACGCTTACAAGATTTTTCTAAGTATTTTTTAGCACCTTCCCAAACTAAAACTAATTCATCATTATTGACTATAGAAAAATTATATTCTCCAGTAGCTTCATTTTTTAATGCAACATCATTCATGCTGGCAACACCTTGCTGTTATCTATAGGTTTAGCTTGTTTTGTAGTTCCATATTTTTCTTTACGAACTCTATCCATCATGTCATATAGTTCTTTTGCACCAGCATCAGAACTGCCATCGCCTAACATAGACACTACATCTGCAGGAACTATAAATTCATCTTGAGATACAGCTATAGTTTCTTTACCTCCAATGTTTCCTCGAAGGTCATCATCCATACCGCCATTACCTATACCTGCAATTAATCCTTCTGTTTGTGCATTAGGTATTAAAGATTGTAAAACCTCTTCTCTCAAAGCTAAGTAAGCATCTGTTCCATATTTTTCTACAAACTTTTGTACAATACTGTCATCTTCTGTTTCTCCCATAATAAAAGCTTTTGCCTCTTTTATTAGAGGGTCGATAGCTGTTTCGCCACCTTCATTAAAAAGATTTTGACTGGCTGTTCCACTACCTATTTCTCCTCCAGAATCTATATACCTTTTTAAGTCTCCTCTAGGTTTTAACCCCATACCCATAGTTATACCAGCAAGTGCTGACATAGGAATTCCATTAAAAGTATCTGGTATATTATCCATAAAATAATTTTGTGTTGGCATAGGCTCTAATGGTTTTAAGTTCATTTCAGGACTAGCTATAGCTGACTTTTCTAAAAAAGCTGGAGGTGCAACACCTGTATATTTTTGATAAGGGTCTATAGATGTTTGAGTTGGAACACTTTTATAATCTACATCAAATCCACCTTTGCTAAAGTTATCGTAAAAATCTGGTGACATTGGTTGTTGCTGTATAGTTCTATTTGCATCAGTACCATCTTCCATAATAGTCATAGCTGCAGGATTCATAGTTGCTGGATTAAAATATAAAACTTCAGGATTTATGCCGGGCATATAATCTGTGTTAATTGCATAAGGTCTTTTTTGTCTAGAAATAACTTGTGGTTTTGTATCGCCACCTTCATTAAATTGTGTTAGACCTCCTGAAGCTGAATACAATATAGGCTCAGGTCTCATCATAGCTTCATACTCTCTTTGCAATAAGTCTTGCCTTTGACCTTCTGCTAAATCTTCTTCATATTGTTCTTGTGCTTGTATCATTCCTAAGCCACTACCGCCTATACCAATAGGTAAATAAGCTGCTGGCTGTGCAGCACCTGAAGCTAAATTATCAAATACAGAAGTAAACTTACCAAAACCTTCTGCTCCTGATACAGGAGTAAAAGCATCTTTAGCAGATGTTAATAAACTGGTAGAACCATCTTTTGCAGCTTGCAATGCTGATTGTGTAACTGCTTCTCCTGCTTTTTGAGAAGCTTCAGCTATACCAGCTTTTGCAGTTTCTGACAAAACTTCTTTACCCGCTTCTTGTACTAAAGCTTCTGTTCCAGCAGAACCAAGTTCTTCTAATGCACTTCCTAATGCTTGACTTGTTAATTCTTCTGCACCAGCTTCAGCAGCAGCTTTAGCAGTTTGTTCTGTAGCAGTTTTTGCTGCAGCTTCTGCACCTTTAGCAGCAGCACCAGCACCCTGTAATATAGAACCAAAACCATACGAAGTTAGACCAGCTAACAAACCTTTCTTTAAATCTCCTTCTAACAAACCTGTTGCTAGACCTGAGCCAAGACCAGCACCTACTGGTCCGCCAAATACACCGCCTACAACACTTGCAGCAATAGGTATTAAGTCTTTTAAACCAAAAGCTTCAGCTAATCCAGTTTGTGGATTGATAGTCATTGCACCCATTTGTGCTAACCCAGCAACTTCAGTTGGGTTCATATGCACAAGAGTAGTGTCTCCATATCTTCCTCTAGAAGCTATGTTTTTAACTTGGCTTTGAATATTATTCATATTAGTCCTCAGATGTTTCACAGCCAAATGCGTTAAAGCTTAAATTAGCTGTAGACGCATATGCCTTTATTTTATCAGTTTCATTAAGGGTAATGCCAATGACGATTGTGTCAGTTGTATTACCACTTAATGCTTTGTCATAAATTAAATAGTCTTTGTTTGATGTAGCAGAACCAGTAGCAGATACTGAAATTCTATATGTAGCTGCACCCGAATCTCTATTAGCTATTACTAACGAACTAATAGTAGTTTGATTTGATGCAGGTACTTCATATAAGTCTGTTTCAGTAGTTGCATTTGGTGCTACTTGTCCTAGTATTTTTAAAGTATCAGACATTTCCTTTAGTACCCATTAATAAAAATTGATGACGTTTAATTGACTTAGATAATGCAGCAGTTCTTAAAGTATCTACATTAGCTAAATCATTAAATATGTCTTGTATTATTTGCTCAATAGTTCTTCTAGTAACTAATTCATTATCTAATTGATAATCTGTTTCAGGTAATGGTAAAGGTGGTGACGATTTAGCTGCCATTACTTCCTCCCATCAGCACGAATATCAAATCTAGAATCTCCTAGTCTCCAACGAAAATCACCAGCATTGTTTTCAATACGAAGAGAAACTTGTCTTGTTCTGCCTCTTGTATTTTTAAACTGTGTGGTTGGTGTTAAAGAAATAGTAGATAAAGTTGAACGACTTTCTGCAGGATACCTTCTACCTTTTAAAGTCAAATTAACAGTATCATTAGCATTACTAGATTCTAAAAACTCAATGTCTGGAATAACTTTACTAATAAACATAAATGATTCTCCATCTGGGTCTAAATCAATATCTGCTGATTCTATATAGGCACTAAAACCAGAACCATCTGCAGTATTACCGCTTTCATGATTATAAAGATAATTATTATTTGTATTATCTAATTTTCCAGTTGCTAGTGGAAAATCTAACAAAGGTGCTTGATTCCAAGATGTTCTTGTAAAGCCATCTGTAGTAGTTCCAACAGTCCAAACTTTTTCTGCATAGTTATAAGTTACATACCTATCTATTTCTGTACTACTTGCAGAAGGATAAAACCAAATTATTTCATTATGAGCTTGATTGTGTCCTGCAAAAATTTTAAATCTTTGTGATTTATTTATGTTGCTAAAAACATGGTCTAACACAGTACAAGGTATTCTTTCTATATTACCTGTTGCTCTGTAAAAAGCACCATCATCCATAAAGTAAACTTGACCACCTACTGCAACTCCTGCTTTAGGTGCAATCATTCCTATTCCTCTAGCTATTTCATTAAAAGAAAAATAAAAAGGACTGCCAACAAATCTCATAGAAAAAATACTTGTATCAGTAAAAACTAATGTTTCTTGTCTTGTTTGTATAGCACCAATAATTTGACTACCTGATGATAGCTTTACTCCACCTGCTGAGTTTGTAGCAGATGGTGTCCAATCAAACATATTTTCAGAGTCTGACCATCTAACAAATAAAGGGTCTACTGTATTACTACCTATTGGATTACATCCTAATGCTATTAAATGTCTATCAACATCAGAAGTCATAACTTGAAAAGCTGATATAGGACAATTACTTGCACCTGCTACAGAACTAGCTAATATTCCTCTAGTGTTTGTGCTATTAGCATTTTGCCATACAAATAATGGACCACCTCTAGGTATAGCAACTAAATCTTCTCCAAAGTTATCAATAGACCATAGTCTTAATTGACTAAAAACCGCAACAGGACTTGTGCTACCCCATGTTCCTGTATTCCATTGACCCGCACCCCAACCTGAACCTGCGACAAATACATCTAAACCTGAGCCATATAAATATGTACCAACTGTATTTGAACCGCCACCACTACCAGTATGGTTTGAAGCTTGAGCTAAAGTGACTGTATAAGTATTAGTTGTTGTAGTTTGTATTTGATATTCTTGGTTCAAAACATTAGCAGTAACATTACCGCCTAAAGCTACAGCACCAGAAAAAATTACAAAATCTCCGGGATTTGTATTATGTGCTGTGTCATTTACTGTTAAAGTTGTAGAACCGCTTGTTGCTGTAAAAGTCACATCACCTGCAGCAGTAGTATTATCAATAGGTGTAATATCATAAAAAGTATTACCTTCTTGTATATACCATTTTAAATGTGTGCCTAAAGAATTATAACTTTGCAAAGTTGATGTTTTGTAAGTATGTAATGCTCTGCAAGTTCCTAAAAAACTATTAGTTGAATTTTTGGACCAACCTCCTATTTTTTCAGGTTTACCAAATCTAAATCTAATTTTGTCAGAATCTGTCCAGCCACCTTCATTTGCATATGAAGTTAGCTCTTTATTTATTCCGGGTCTGAATTGATATTTAACTAATGCCATTTATACTTCGTGCCAAGGCTCTCCTTGAAAAAGCAAAGCTTCTGCTTCTCTTCTTCTAACTAATCCTTGTAATACTTCTCCTCCAGCCTTATTCCATCTCTTCATTTGATATGGAACTTCTTCGTACATTTCTTTATTTAAAACTTTAAGCATAGTAGAACTAGCTAAATTTGTTGGTCCTAAGTTATATGTCCAACAAACCAAAGCATCAAACTGACATTGCTCTAATTCTACATCTACTAAATCTTCGACATAACTTTCAAACTCTTCAAGCTCTATTTCTAAAAATGCTTCTGCTTCTTCTTTAGATATTTCCATGCCTTCAAATACATCTTTAGTGTGACCCCAACCTATAGTCCAAACCCCAACACTATCTTGATAAGCTGTAAGTTCTAAGCCTTCAAATTTTTTTATAAGGGCAATACCCTCTTTAGATATTTTCATTTTCTTATTCCTCGTTGGTAGTGACTTTTCTATAGTAGACCACCACTTCTTTAAGCTCATTTATATACCTCTTCAGTTCTTGCATATTGTAAGCCATCAACTCATAGTCTGGAATTGACATAGCTACGAATACTATACGACCTTCTTCTTTTTTTACTCTTTCTAAAAACTCATCAACATTAATCTCTGATACTACAAACCAATATGGCTCTTTCAAATCTATCTCTCTAGGCATAACTGGTTGAGCTATGGTTCTTTTGAGAGGCTTGCTTATTACATCTACTTGTTTAGGAATCAGGCTGCAACTGTAAGCCATTATCGAGACCATCAATAATACGACTATCTGTTTCAATACCTTCAAATACTTCTTTAGTTCCATTGTTCACCCTCTTTTCTATCAACCCCGGTTTAGCTGCTGCTAGCTTGCTAAGATTGTGTCTTTTAAAAATATCAAGATACCTATTCATCTCTAGTTCGATTTCTTGGTTTCTTGTTTGAAGTTCTACTAATCCTCGTGTTTGCATTTCAAAATCTTGTTGCATACTTTCTATTGCTTCTTTTTGTTCTTGGTCTCTTAACTCATATGCTCTATTCAAAGATTGAAGAGAAGAATTTTGCCAATACAAAAATCCACATATAGAAATCAAAACTGCTATAACTCCTAAAAGTATTTTACTCATTGACCACACACCACAAAGATTCCATCAACTACTTGACAGTTATCGTTCTTATCTACAGTAATTGTTCCTGCAGTTGCTTTGCCTTGCTTCATAATAAAATTATTTGTAGCTTCATCATAAGCTACGATTGTTTCTGTACAACCTAATAAAAATGCAAATGTAATTATTGTTAATAATATTTTTCTCATTGACTTTGTCTTATCACTATTACTGATGACCCTCCACCATTCACTTTAACTTGATTCATTACTCCATCTTGTTCTAATACAACTAAATAACTTTCACCACTATCTATTTGTATAGATGTTGATTGTGCAACTTCTCTTGTAAGTTTTATTTCTTGACCTGAAACTACTGTTGTTATCTGTGTTTTTTGGTCTTGACCTATATTAGTTCCTTCTATATTTACAGCAGATATTGTTTGAGTAAGTTCTTCTTCATTATCTAAAACATCAAGCTCTGTAATTATATCAAGTAAATCTTCTAAAAAATTTACATTCAAAGCATCATAATCTAGTTCTGTAAATTCTAATTCGTCTTTATCTAAAGAGTCATCAGCTAAATAATCAATATCTAACTCACCAAAATCTAACAAGTTGTTATCTTGCTTGCTTTCTGATTGCTCTTCTTCTTGTTCTTTGTTTTCTTCTGGTGGTGCAATCAACAACATATTGTTAATAAAATCTAAAGACAAATCTAAAATAACTGGTTTACTTGGCATAGCTTCGTAAACTCTAGTTGTTGTTGCTTGATAAGGTTTATTTAATATAACTGTTCCAATAGCAGTTGTGACTGATATTTCTCCAGAAGGATTGCCATTTTCATCTGGCAATAATATAAATAAACTCTTACCAGTATCAGGTTCTACTGTAATAGTAAAATCTGTGCCTCGTATACCAACTACTGCAGAATTAGTTTTTAACTTAATATTTTTTTTTGATATTGCATTGGTTAAGCTTGAAGTAAATCTAGCTGTACCCTTTACAAAATTCAGAGCTAACTTTGAGTTATCAGGATTTGGGTCAAAAACAAATTCATCTATAACAACCATAGAATGTTCTGTAATTCTTATAGTTGTATCATCTACAAACCTTATGCCCATACGACCTGCTTCAGTTTGTGCTTTGTCGTAAGACTGAATCCCAAAGTCAGTCACTACATCATAGTTCTTATCTCTTTCTATCCGAGCATATCCTGATACTTGTTCTACTGTTCCTATATCAACAACTTGTGCTAGTGCCTTGGTCGTTTTGATTGACACAGAAAGTACCATTAGAACCAGAAGAAGTAATCTTGAGCCAATCATTATCAAGTGTACTTTGTTGTGTGACATTAATAGTTCTAGAGCCTCCAGTATGAGTCAGATGAAAATATGCACCTTGGTAGCCATCTCCATCAAAAGTGACTGTATTATCAGAGCCACTAATATTCATATAGTTTGTAGCTAAATCTTGGTCAATAGAAGATGTTATGCTGTTGTTTGAACCATTAATAGTCCAATCTAAATCTAGTGTAGATGCCATTGCATTAGTAGCTTGGTTTAAAGTAAAAGCATTTGAAGAGCCTGATACTTGTACATTTACATTTGAGCTATCTGCACCATAAGTATTGTTTGGGTCTGTTTGCATAGCAAATGTATTAGAGTCTCCTGTGAATTCAAAAAACCCTGTATAGCTGTCTGCATATATGTCGCCTCTAAATAAATTAGAATTACCTAATTGGTTAATATCTAAAGTCATCGTTGCACCATCTAAATCTAAGGCTGTCATAGAACCAGCAGTTGCAGTTAAACCACCAATTAAGTTTCCAGAACCTAATTGCTCTATATCTAAATTAGCTGTAGCTCCAGTTTGGTCAATAGATATTTCATTGTCTGCAACAAAAATATTTATTGATAACAAAAATATAACTGGTAATAGTTTTATCATTCCTTATAACTCCAAAAATTTTTTTGAATTCCTTTTTCTATAGTAGCTAATATTGCTTCTTCTATAGCAGACTGCAATGCTATCGTAACGCTTTCATTTTCTACATCGCCATTTTCTATTTCTATTAGCTCTGTTCTATTTTCTATAAATCTAAATCCATCTTGATTTGTGCCAACACTTAAAATGCTTTTTGTAATTGAAACTTCTATTAATACTCTACCTGTTAATACAGATACAGTTCTTAAAGATAAAGTCACAGTATCTTGTTTATATTCTTTAGAAGCACCTATACCTAATAATCTTGCACCTCTACCACCGCTCCTAGTATTAGTCTCATAGCCTATTATTGCACCTTCCATTATCAAACCTGCAAACATTAAAGGCTTAAGCTTTTGTGGGTCATCAAAAGATTCTCTTGTGCTTCTTATAAGCTGTCTTTCTTTTGTAAGGTTATCTAATCCTACTCTTTCTACTACTTCAAAAAACTCTCCACCTGAAACTTCCTTTAATGTTTTTATAAGTAAAACATAAGGTGCTTGTGTGACTGCTGTGCTAAATGTTGCAAAACTATTATTGCTTCTCCTTTGTCCAGTTTGGTCTGTAAATGAAGTTGGATATACAGCTACTATAGGTTTTTTTTCTGCAGGTGGTGTTTCAGTTATAGCTTTATTTATTACTCCAACTCTTTCAGGATACTTAGAAATCTCTTGATTAGGCAAAGCATCATCATAAAAAACAGTACAACTAGAAAGTAAAACTATTGAGAGGAAAAGTAATAACTGTCTGTTTGTTATCTTCATTCGTGACTGTCAATGTAATGTTTGTAGTATCTACTTTATAATCAATAGTGTTCCCCTCTAACTCTATTGTTCCATTATCTTGTGGAGTCTCTCCAAATAATTTTTCTACAAGTTGTTGCGAAAGTTTGGCATAAACTCTAGTTTCAAAGTTTCTTATAAATCTAGCTGTAGTAGTATTTTGTTCGTCTCTTTCTGCTTGCTCTACTAAAGCTTCTATTTCTTCTTGTATAGTTTTATATCTAGTATGTTCTTGATTTTCTATTGTTAAATAATGTTGAGATGTATTGACTCCTGAAAAACTAGGAGACTTAAACTTAAAAGTCATTTCACTAGCTAGTGCAAGATTTACACAAAAAGCTATAGCAATAAACAATCCAACATACATACAAATAATTAAAGCTAAATCTTTTTGCTCTGCTCTTTTTCTGGCAGCTACTTCTGCATTAGATGGTCTGCCTCTTTTTCTTTTAATCTTTTCTTTGGTCATCTCTTTCTGCCTTTGCTATTTTATCTTTCTGTACTAATTGTGGTACACCTAACATTGTTTTTAATAATGTATCTTGTCTTATTATTTCATTATCTACACTTCTTACTCGGTCTATAAGTGATA